CCATCAGTCATTTTTGCCCTTCTTGATTTTGCTTCATCAGGACTATAAGTTATTCCACTATCTACCCAAGTTTTACCTACGTGCCCCCTCTTTCTTGAATCATCACTTGCTTCTTTACTTTTAATGTTTCTACGATGTGCTTTGAAACCTTTCATATCCATTCCTTCATCAAGTTGCCCATTTTCATAAACATCCAAATATGCTTCTTGTAGATTGCGAAAGTCTTGAGAATTCATTTCTATTAATACTTTTACATTTATTTATAAAAAAAGGAGGTATAAAACCTCCCATATTTATTCAGTTAGGCATCTACTTCCGTAAGAACTAACTTATTTGCGTATCTATAAGCAAAGTCAGTTCTTGCTCCGTGAGTTCCCCAACGAATCCACTTACTAGCATAATACATATACTGGTCAATAGATTTGCCAGGAGTTTTCATTCTTGGTTCAATCATTTTCCAATCAACTTCATGTAACATATATTTAAGTTGGGTATCAATTGAAGATGGATTTCCTCCAGTACGATAAGCAAATTTACCTAAACCATCATATCTTGCTGCATCTGTAAATTGGATAATTCCAAATCCACCAGACCTACAAGACTCATATTTTATTCTTGCACCACCTTCACAAATATTAGGAACAAAATCTGATTCCTGTTTGATATTACCCATGATGGTTGCTAGAGCATTCTTATCTTTGATTCCTTGTTTTTGTAAGTAATCTAAAGCATAAGTTTCTGTTTGATTGCACCCTTTACATTTCCAAACCTTTTCGACCTTTGTTTCTGTTGGTTTGGTGTCTACCTGTTTTTGAAAATCTTGAACTGATAATTCTAAACTTTCTTTTTCAGGAACTGGTGGATCACTCACTGGCAAGAGTAGTGGTGAACTAAAAGCAGTTAAGACTGAAAGGAGTGTAATTGTTGAAAATAGCATTAATTTTAATAGAATTCTACATCCGTATAGAAGAGGGGTACACCACCTCTCTCGAAGGGCATCTTCCACGGCTCTAGGTTGTCACGTCAAAATCTCATAATAAAAAAGCAATCTTATTAAGGATTGCTTAAACATTATATAAAATTATTTAGGATTTGTCAAGAATCATCTAAAATGGATTCCAAGTAATCTAAAGACAGTACTTCAATGTCATTTTTTTTAACAACCCAATCTTTAATTTCATTGTATAATGCTTGAGCATCTTTAGATCTTCCTTCTGCACAAAGTATATGCATTCTGTCTATTGTACTATCAACTTCTTTTTTACAAAAATTTTGCATTTCAATTGAATTCATAATAATCTTTTCTGAAATATCTTCCAAGAATATTTGAATTATAATACTTGGGAGTATTTGTGTCAAGAGATTCAATCAAAACATTATTTAAAAATAACTGTTTAGTTTCTTCATAATTAGTTTTCCCTACTGTCTTATGAAGACTTACAATCTTTCGTTCAAACTTATCTTTTCCAAATATCTTTATATCTTCTTTGAGTTCTGGACAGCTTCCATAATAATTTTTCCAATCACTTTCCTTTTTACTTTTTCTTTTCTTTCCTTTATCCTTTGTAAAAGACCAAAAGTACTTCCTTCCAATATAACACCGAGTATTACAAGTGTTTCGTATATGATATACAAACCCATACCAATCTTGGATGTCATTTGTCTCAAAAGGTTCTTCATTATATAACCAAGGGTTTGAGTAAGTTGCCAAGAGGTCTCTAGAATACTTAAAGTATTTAGAGTTACAATCTATCCTTCAAACCTAACAGAGTGATTCTAATATCCTTTGGTTATCTTGTCAACTATTTTTTCTTACCCTTCATATAATTTAAGTAATATTGTACATGTGGTGCATCTTTTTGATCTCCTGCCTTGATTGCTGCTGCTGCAGGACCACCTTTATTGCCAAGCATAGCATCAGCAGTAGCAGCAGAATACTCCCTCTTCATGCCCCCCTTCTGCCCTCTATGTGGAGGTAATCCAGCTTCTTTTGCTTGTGCTTCTAATCTTTTTCTCAATGTAGTACTGCCAGGTGGTTTTTCACCTTTCTTGTGAGTATATCTTGCTTGATTTAACATATCTCCTGAGTTTGCAACTCCTCCCAGTTTATCAATAGCTTTTTTACTAACTGTTTTCCATTCTTCTTCTACACCATATCTGCGATCAGATTTTCCTGTATTCATAGAATCTTTTGCTTTTTTAGTAGCAGTTGCATACATAACTTCCTTCCACTTATCTCCATATCTTTTTTTGAAGTCAGATGCAGACTTCTTCATTCCAGTAACAATTCTTTCCTTTTCTTTTGTTTCTGTAGAATCCAATGCCTCATTTACATGATCTGCTGCTTTATATGCAGGATTTCCTTTTTTATATTTTTGCCATGCTAAAGTATTTGCTTTTCTATCAGCAGCAGTAACTGTCATTCTAGAATCTTTTTTTTCTGCAGATTTACGCTTAGCATAATCCATATAAGACTCTTCTGTCTGAACCTCTTCAAAGTGCTTTCTAGCTGCTTTGACCATATCAGCATGTGCTTTGGTCTTCTTCATTGCCTCAATTGCTTTTTCATTATTCTTCTGACGCTTCTTCATATCAGTCTCAAGATATGAATCGTCTTTTTCTTCATCTACAAGACCACCATCAATTTCATAGGAATCTGCCATTCCATGAATATGCTTACCCTTAGATTTTTTATTTTCTCTTTCTGCAGATTTTCCTTCTGAATCAGCATACTTCTTAGCAACCTTAGGATCCATTCTGCTTGCTTTTTTATCAGCAATCTCTGCCCTTCTCAGTGCTCTTTCTTCTGGATCTAATGCTTCATCAAATTGAAATTGATATACTTTTTGATATGCTTCTAGTAAATTCTTCATGAATCAAAACTTCTTTCAATTATTTATAAAAAAAGAGGGGCATGTGCCCCCCTCAATCTTATAACTTAAATCCAGTAAAACTATCGGTTTTCATATCTTGTTTAATTCCACCAACCAAATAACTTGAAATCTCAGTTTCTTGTGGAGCAACTTGCACTGATTTAGAATTAATCCAATGTTCAGTCCAAGGAAGTGGATTGTTCTTTGATGCAACATCATATTCAGGTTTTAATCCAACTGCTTTCATTCTACGATTTGCAATCCACTCAACATATTTTTGAAGAAGTTTATCATTAAGACCAATCATAGACCCATCTTTGAACAGATAATCTGCCCACTTCTTTTCTTCATTTACACAAGTTTTAAATGCTTGTCTTACCCATTCTTGTTCCTCTTTAGCAATCTTCTGCATCTCTGGATCATCTCCCTCATTCCATTTGTTGAGGATGTTTTGAGTGATGACAAGATGCTGATTTTCGTCTCTTGCGATAAGAGAGATAATTTTGGCAGATCCCTCCATGAGTTTAAGTTCCCCAAATGCAAAAGAACACGCAAACGAGACATAAAATCTAATCCCCTCTAAAATGTTTACATTCGCAACTGCACGATATAGTTTTCGTTTTAATTCAATTCTTGCATCAGTTCCATAAGGAACACCTTCATTTGCAAACTCCCAATCATTAGAAGTTCCATAAGAATGTGCAGAATTAATAAAGTCATCATAAGCACCAGTAACTGATGATGCTCTTTCTAATATCTTTTCATTATTTAGAATAGTATCAAAAACTTCTGATGGATCTGAATAAACATTCTTAATAATATAGGTATATGATCTAGAGTGTATCATTTCCATAAATTCCCATACCGTCATACAAGCTTCCAATTCTGGAAGTGAGCAGTAAGGTGTAAATGCCATTCCAGGTCCACGACCCTGAATAGAATCTAACATAATTTGATACTTCAAGTTAGAAGTAAAAATATGTTTCTGTTCTGGTCTTAATGTTTGATAATCTCCACGATCTTTTTGTAACGAGATTTCTTCTGGTCTCCAAAAGAAACCAAGTTGTTGTTGAGTTAACTTATCAAAAATTGGATACTTATAAGAATCATATCTTTGAATTCCCAGAGGTTTTCCAAAAAACATTGGTTGCTTTTTGAAATCAACGTCATTAGTGTTAAAGACGGTTATTCCTTCGAGCATTTTTGGTGTTTGCGAGTGAACTCTAAATTTTGCAACTTTCACAATCTTCTTCTCCTGAACTTAAAATTTCATTTATCATGTCACTAATATTATTTACCTTTTCGTCTTTTGCATCATCCGTCTTCCCATCATAAGTGTTTTGATAATAACTTGTCTTCCATCCCAATTTATATGTAGTCAGGAAATCATTTGCCATTACAGAAACTGGGACTTCATTATCTGGATAATTCTCTGGGTTATAAGACCAATTACCAGAAATTGCTTGATCAAAGAACTTTTGCATAACTGCAACAATATTGATATACCCAGTATTGGATTTCATATCCCAAAGCAATGTATAATTATTTTTCAAAGTTGCATATTGTGGAACAATCTGTTTGAGTGGTCCCTTTTTAGATTGCTTCACAGACAAATATCCACGAGGAGGTTCAATTCCATTAGTTGCATTTGAAACTACAGAACTGCTCTCAGATGGCATTTGTGCAGATAACGTAGAGTGTCTTAATCCATATTGCATGATCAACTTACGAAGTTTTTCCCAATCATGTTGATATGGAATAGATGAAATTTCATCTACATCTTTTTTATAAGTATCTATAGGTAAAATTCCATCAGCGTATTTGGTATTTGCAAATAGAGAACAGGCACCTTTTTCTTGAGCAATCTTATTTGATGCCTTGAGAAGAAAATATTGAAAGGATTCTGAAAGTCCATGAACTGCATCACATGCTTCCTGAGAATCATATTTGAACCCCAGTTTGGCAAGATAGTGTGCCAAACCAATATAACCTACACCAAGAGATCTACGTGCCTTTGTAGAACGTTCTGCAGCAACCACAGGATAATCTTGATAGTCTATCAGTTCTTCAAGACTTCTTACAGACAACTCACAGAGTTCTTCAAATTCTTCATCAGATTTTACTTTACCTACATTAACAGCAGAAAGAATGCAAAGTGCAATTTCTCCACTTTGGTCATCAATATGTTGAACTGGTTTTGTTGGAAGAGTAATTTCTTGACAAAGATTACTCATCTCAATCTTATCGATAAAAGAACTGTGAGTATTACAGTGATCTATATTCATAATATAGATTCTTCCTGTTTCTGCTCTTTCTTTGAGAAGATTGAGAATAAGTTCCTGTGCCTTAACTGTTTTCTTTGGAATAGCTGGATTTTTCTCAAATCCAAGGTAGAGACAGTCAAACTCAACTGTTCCGAAAGAATCATATAATCCAGGTACATCATGTGGGGAGAAAAGCGTGATCTCACCATCCTGAATAAATCTTTCATAAAATATTTTACTAATCTGAATTGAATAATCTAACTTACGAACACGATTGTCTTCTGTTCCTTTGTTGTTCTTGAGAACAATAATATCCTCTATTTCTTTGTGCCAGATTGGAAAGTGGACAGTAGCACTTCCACCACGAATCCCATTCTGTGTACAACACCTAACAGTTGATTCAAACTTTTTGAGGAATGGGATAACACCTGTATGAGAAACTTCTCCCCCTCTGATCTTACTGTTGATTCCACGAATTCTGCCTGCATTAATACCGATTCCTGCACGTTGAGCAACATAACGCATAATAGCCAGGTCACTGCTACCGATGCTATCGAGGGTGTCATCAACATCAACAAGAACACAGCTAGCAAACTGTTTAAGGGGTGTTCTGACACCTGCCATGACTGGCGTTGGGATGTTGATTTTGTGCTTTGAGATTGCATCATAGTATTTCTTTATGTATGAAATTCTAGTCTCTTTAGGATACTGAGCAAAAATTGTTGCAGCAATCATCATGTACATAAATTGAGGAGGTTCATAAACTTGTCCAGAACTCCTATCTTGCACAAGATATTTATCAACCACTTGCCTTAGTCCAGCATAGGTAAACAAATAATCACGACCATGATTAATATAACTATCTAATTTATTAATTTCATCTTCGCTATAATTAATCAATATACTTGGATCATAAACTCCCAAATTTACACAATTTTTAATGTGTTCTAAAAATAAGGGATGGTCTTGAGATCTACCATACAAAGACTTTCTTATAGTAAATAAAAGAAGTCTTGCTGCTACAAATTGATAATTAGGATTATCAAGATCAATAAGATCAGAGGCAGACTTAATAAGAATTTCTTGAATCTCTGCTGTAGTAATGCCACTATAAAATTGAATTCCAGATTGCATTTCTACCTGTGAAGCAGAAACACCAGAAAGATCCTTACAAGATTCTTCTACCATTAAGTGTAGTTTATTTAAATCTAACTCTTCAATAGACCCATTTCTTTTAACTACTGTTGTTTCTTTACTCATACTCTTTTCCAACTAATAAGTTTTGTTTTTGCTTCTAAACCAGAATATGTATTAGATTCTAACACGCAATTCACATCATGTCCAGACAATACCATATCATTAATATCCTTTTCTTTTAGATCTTGAGGCCAAATAACCACAGGAAAATGTGACCCAATAGCACTTTCTATTCTTTCTACTATTTGTTTGTTTCTCTTTTCATTATCATAAACCATAACAAAGTCTACATCATAATTAGATAGAAAAAACATTTTATCAAGGTCTGCTCCAACCATTGCAATAGCGTTTTCTACAAACATACTATCAAATGGTCCTTCCACAACATAGACTTTTTTATCCCAATCAATTCTATCTAATCCATAAATTTTAGGATTAGTTTCATCTAAAATAATAGTAATGTATTTTACTTTAGAGTTTTTATCCAGACTACGACCTTGAAATCCAAAAAAAATTCCTTTATTGATAAGTGGAATTATAATTCTAGATTCTTCATATTCAGTTGATTTAAATGTATGTTTTTGCTGATTGGTCCATTCTTTAAATTTTTCACAGTAATACAACTCACTAAGAAACTTTTTTGGAATTTTCCTACCTTCAACATATTTTCTTGCTGGATGTTCTATATTTAGTTCTGCCAAAGTTGGCAGGTCTATATTAACTCTTTCAAGTTTTTTGCAAAACTTTGGTTCCTGAAAATTGAAGTCTGGATTAGCAGTATTAGATCCTTTACCAGTTAAACCTTCTTTATATCTTTCCATTACATATTGATCATAAAGAGTAGTATCAAAGTCCTTTAAGAAGTGAGTGAAAGACTTTGATACTCCACAATTATGACATTTAAAGTTATGATCGTTTTTATATCTGTAAATATATCCTCTTGCTTTATTCTTATGCTTTTCTGAATCTCCACAATAAGGACATCTGAAGTTATACAATCCTGTCTTTTTTTGAGAAAACTTCTGCAACCTGGAAGAAACTAATCCAATATATTTGGAATCAATAAAACTCATTACAAAAGAAAGATTCTACTTTACTCTTTCTATAGTAGTAGACTCAATGGTTTCTGTCAACATACTTGGTCCAAATGCATTGATAACTCCTACTAATGCAATAATTACAGCAAGAACACCACCAGCTTGCCATCTAAATTTATATAAACTGTCTATCTTTAATTCAATACCATCAACCTTTTTAGTAATTTCATCATCTACTTTTGCTTGCACATTTATTTTTTCTTCATGAATGGTAAGCATTTTACAAATATTTTGATTAGTTTCACTTAAGGTTTCTATTGCGGTATCAACTTTATCCATGATTTGTTCATGTGACTTGAATTTTTCTTGTAGTACTGCTAGTTGTATCCTACTTTCTTGACCGAACATTGTTTTTTCCTTTTATAAGGTCTCTAAAGAAGTAAGGAATTTTTTTAAATTTTTTCAATCTCAAGTCTACAGGTGGTTCATCTGGAGGCAATCCTGCAAATCCACCTCCACCCACTGTCATGTTTTCTCTAATATTATTTATTATTTTGTTTAGTTTTAGATCTTTCATATTTAAAGTGATCCCAATATTTGTAGACAATTTTCGTCAATTGGAATTTCATTAACAAAAGATTTTGGAAAATCAGGAACTCTATTTAGAAAAACCAAAAAGGTCTTCATAGAAGACCACAATTCTTTTTCTATTTTAAAAAATAAAAGAGGTAAAGCAGCTTCATTGAAAATATTAAACACTATAATAAAGTGATTAATAAGGAGACTTGTTTTCAAATCTCCTGTTTTCACATATTTTCTTAGTAACTTTTTAATGTATTTGAATCTGTTTAGATCATCAAAAAAATCATCCTGTGTTACTGCTTGTGGATTGTCATAATATTTTATTGCAAATAAAATATAATTATCATCATTCAACTCATCAAATTTCATATGTTATCAAACTGTAGAATATCCCACAGTAACTGTATTAGAAGTTACAGGTGTTGCTCCACCAGAACCAGTGACAATAGCTCTGAAACTATATCCATTAGGTCTGGAAGATGTAATTGTTGTTGCTGCAATTCCAAGAACTGGTCCAGCCACATTGCTGTAGATGGAGTTGTTTGTAAGTGCTGTAAATCCTGCTCCAATTGGATATGCAAAATACCATTGTGTTGAGAGTCCAACAAGTGGTGTGGATATTGCAAATACACTCAAGGTTGTTGCAGTTGTAGTTCCAATACCAGCAACAGCAGTTGGTTGAGTAGTAATTGTAATGTAATTGTCAGCTAGAACTGCATCATCATTAGCATCTCCAAATGTACCATAATCAGTATCTAAAGGAGGAAGATTGGTGCTAATTCCAGACAAGGCAACTAAAGTCTCAGATTTAACTCTAAGATTTCCATGCATATCTGTATAAGTATGAACACCTACCCATCCAGCATGTGCCACTGCATATTTAGAACCAGTTTCTCTTGCAGCAACTGTTTCATATACATCAACGCCCCTAATCTTATTATCTACACTAGTTGCTTGCAAATCATAGTTGCTATCTTGAATCACATACTTAGGTTGTTGTGAACAAGTATATGCTAGTCCAGCTACTGCAACACCACTTAGAAACTGAGTAGTAGCAATAGACACTGTAGTAGCATTAGTTACGGCAGTGATGACTGCCTCACCAACAGTATTGCCAGCACCAACATAAATTACTGATCCAACATATGCAGAAGAAAATGAAGTTCCTGATCCAGTAATAACTTTAGTAGCATAAACAAGACTAATCGTCCCTGGTGAGTAAATACTATCTGCCGTTCCCCAAAGAGCCATGTGTCTTACCCTGAATAAAATTTCTGTTCTTATGTTATTTATAAAAATGGGAGACCTCCATAAAGGTCTCCCAAAATAATCTTTAATTTACTTACTATGGAGTAAGATCTTTACCGCCCCTTGCTTTAAGTTGTCCTTGCACTTGTAAAAGAATAAGTGAAAGAAGACCGTTTGCTTTGACTTTTGGGTTTGCTCCAAGTGCTTCCGAGACTGCAAAAAGTACAGTTGCGATAAGTGCTTGATTAGCAATACACCATGCGATGACTACTGACATAATAAACCTCAAGTATAGGATACTTTCTATTTATTTTTTAATATCCTTAAGAATTTTTTCAGCAGCTGCTGCAAGTTTATCTTCTTTGCCCTTTACTGTCCTATTTGCTTCTGGTGGTTTTGATTTAGGTGTAGGAGTAGTTTTAACCTTACCAACACTCCCAGAAGATCTCATTCCAGTGAGAGCTGTTTCTCCTTTACTGTGAATAGTAGCAACTCTTTCATCCTCTTTTTTTGCCTTTCTTCTATCTGCATCAGTTATTGGATTCTTAGTTCTTTCTGATGCAGGTCTAAGTTTTGTTTTCTTAGGATCAAATACTCCTTCATAAAATGGAGTTCTACCAGAAACATAAGAAACAACTGCTTCTGTAGTTGAGACTTTCATCCTTTGTGCTTGTTGGGCAATTTGAAAATCTGCTCTCTCTTTAGAAACTTTTGCCTTTGCTGCTTTTGCCTTTGCTGCAGCTAGTGGATCTGGTTTTTCTCTTTCTGCATCACCTTTAGGTGGCATACCATAGGTATCTTCTTCGTTAATATCAACTGACTCATAGATGTCAATAACTTCATCTAAACTAAACATAGAAAGATCATATCCTTCAGAAATAAGTTCATCAATCCATGCTTCTAATTCTTCTGTTACTGTTGGTTTAGTATTAATTTTGTTCTTGATTCCTGATTTCACATCAAGTTTTTCATTCTTAGAATTCTTACTATAAAGATCTCTTTCTTCTTTCTTCATAGAACCATAAGATTTTACATTATACTCCTTTCCACCAGGTCCAATATCAGCAACTGTATATCCAAGTTTTTCCTTGGGAACAGAAACCTTTATCATTGGTTTTTTCTTTGCTTCACCAACAAACTCTTCTTTCTTTATTTTTTTCTTAAAGGAACCTTTTACTTCACCCTCTTCGTATCCTTTCCCATCTCCATCATCATCCCACCATCTTTTTTCAGATGATTGATCTTCATCATCATCATCTTCTCCTTTCTTTTTGGTTTCTTTTTTTTCTTTCTTTTCTTCTTTTTCTTGAAGAGAAAGTTCTCTAATATCAGAGAAAGGGTCTGCCCAAATGTTGGTCATTTATCTTACTTAAGGTTTATTCTTATTTATACTGGAGAAACATCTTTAATCCAAGATTTAAACATTATACCTTCTTCAGTAACACAAATAAGATGATTTGCTCCAGATCTAATAATCTCTCCTCTAAGTCCTGTATTGCAACTTTCTACAATATCACCAACATTAAAAAGATTTCCAAACACATAATTTTCCCTAAGACCCTTTGCATCTAAATCTGGTGCAATCTGCCAAGTTTCTTTTACTTCTAATGAACCACCAAGTTCACCAAATAATTGTTTAAGTAATTTTGGTTGTATTCCAGTTGGCATTGCTTTTTTGAATGTTTCAAAGTCTCCAGATGCTGCTGCTTTTCTTGCTGAGGAAGAATTTTCTTCTGCATCTGGATCCTTTGGTCCAGAAGAAACTACATTGATTGAACTAAATTGATATAATTCTCCATTGTATTTCTTAACAAGATTGTCAATTTCTGAACATCTTTCTGACCCACATACTATATTAATAGAAGTATATCCTTCTTCATTTAAGAAAGACAATACATCAAAGATAGTTTTAAATTCATCACTATCAATAATTCTTTCTGCATACTCAGGGAACATTGCCTTCATAAAATCAATCTTTACATCAGGAGGTAATGGATTCTTTTTACCATCCTGAGTTCTTGATGGAAAAATATAAAAGTTTCCACCAGATGCTGCTTGCTTCAAAGCATTTAAAAGATTTTTGTGTGCTTTGGTTGGAGGATTAAACTTACCAAAAGCAACAGTTACAACATCACCATTAAGTCCTTTTTGTTGTGATTGAGATCCTTTTGCTCTTGTCCCAGATGTTTGAGGTTTTTTAGATTTATTTGATGTGGATGATGATGACTTTACCCCAACTCTTTTTGGTGCTGGTTTTGCTTTTGTTAATTTCTTACCTTTTACATCATCTGGAGTTTGATCATTAGATGCTTCTTCTTCGCTTTTTTTATTTTTGTTTTGTTGTATAAATTCTAATCTACCCTTTAAAGTTCTTGCTTTTTTTGCACCTTCTCTGTCTATCCAAAAACCATGCCCGTCTCCAACTAACCCAAGTTTCTTTGCTTGCTGTGCTGCTTGGGAAGTTCTTGCTTCTGATATAAACTCTAGGAATCTTTTCATTTATTAATTTCTGAATATATCAAGTCCTGATTGTCTAGAATGTACTGCAATCCTATGCTTTTGGCATGTAAGTATTTATCCTTCTTATCTTTTGGATCTTTATATTGATCCATAAAAGAAGAATAAAACCTAGAAAAATTTTCTATGGTTTTTTTCTTCAATTGTTTAATTTTTACATGTTTTTTATATAATGGAATTAATTCTTTAAAAAATTCTTTCATTATGAATCTAATAGATTAAATAAACCTCTTTCTATATTTACCTCTATTCCACACTCTTCTGTAAATTTCTCAAGGTCTTTTTTAGAAGGATTGTCAATTCTTTCTCTTGCCATGTTATGATAATCATCAGACAAATCAAATCCAATATATTGATGACCAAGCAACCTAGCAGCAAGACCAGTTGTACCTGAACCACTGTAGGGGTCAAGAACAACACCAGGAGTTTCCATCACTGCTTGAATACACCTAAGAGGGAGAATTATGGGGAAAGGAGCAGGATGAGGATTCTTCATCTCAGGACCAAACTTCCAAACACTAGCATAGTTAACAGACCTTCTAGGAAGTTTGGGACGCTTTGCTCCCTTACACAACCAATAGATTCTTTCATCAATTTGAGTAAATCTGTATCCAGAAATCTCTGGACCACTTCCTCTGTTCCAAATGATTTCTTCTCTGATGTGCCACTTGGTTTTAGGCAACCATTGCCAAGGAGAAGTTGCATTACCCTGAAGATATCTAACCTTATGATTATAAAATAGAGAACCACCATCTTTGGTTTTATCAAACAGAACATTCAAAAGTTCAATCTGCTGCTCTTGATAAACATCTTCTGGAAGAGAATCATCAAACTTGTCATACTCAATTTTGCGAAACAAACCACCCCCAATCTTCTGTTTGTTGTATGGGGGTGAGGTTACTGTGCAATCAATAGAGTTATCATCAAGTTGTTTTGCCAACTCAATACAGTCTCCAGTTCTCAGGTCAATCATAGGGTCTCCAGTATTTTACCAGTGTAACACATTATTGGACTTTGATAAAGGGTCCAGACAGGTCTGCTTGACTAATGTTCATTTTTGATGACAAGAAGTAAGCATGAGTAACTAATTCTGCTAATTTCCCTTGACTTTTAGCATCAATAAACATTTTGATATATCTCAAAATTCTCAACTTACTTCTCAATTTAATTGCAAAATTTTTACCTGAAGGATTTGCAGATTGATCATCAAGTAAAAATGCTTTTTGAATGAATTCTTTTGGAGTGCATTTTTTGTCCATGTATGAAATTTTACCAAAATCTTTAGATATACTATCTTCATCAACTAGATTTTCAAAATATTCTTGCCAATATTTTAAATGAGTTTCATTGAATTTTCCATTCAGAGGAATGTTATAATTAATTTCTTCATTAGTGTATCTTTTAACCAATTCTGCCATTTTGGGAGCTGGAATTGCACCATTTCTTGCTGTAGCATTTACGTACTTTCCTTTATTAGTGGCGACTCTATCTCTTGGTTCTGTGGCATGGGCAGCAACACTAGAAACTTTACTTTCCCAAAAATACCTTTTAATGTATTTACCAGCTTTAAATTGTGCTTCAAATGTTAAAGAGTTTCCAGCAAAGTCCATTTCACTTCCCCTCTTTGTAATCTCCATATAAGTAAACATATTTCCAACAATGTCCCCATCATGAACCTCAATTCCATCTGGACCAACATCTATATTAGTTTCATATACATGAGATTCTGGTTCCGACTTAGTAGGTTTTTTTAAGGAAATACCAAGTAAAGATTTTTCCATTAATAACTTACCCAAATAAGCATTTACTGTTCCTACAAAAATTCCAGGATCTGTTATTTCATCTGTGAATTCTTTTTTAAGGAGAGTAATCATATTTTTTATAGATCTTTCTTCACTTGATTTTACCATATAAACATCAGTTGTATTCCAACTATCTTTTTTACCAGTAAATAATTGTTGTTGAGGTCTACTAAAACTAGACCAAATATAATCATAAATATCAGTTGTTTTTGTTGCAGGTAAAGTTTTAGTAGATCCCCCAAATCTTGCATATTTCCAAGAAGTGTCCTTATTACCTTCAGAATGTCCAAGATATTTAATTAATGCTTTTGCTTGTTTTAACAAACCAAGATACCATTCAGAATCCATATTTGGAAACTCAGTTTTCAAATCATTATAAAGAGTTAAATCTTGATTTGGAGTCAAGTCTGCTCCTTTTTCTATAGCATAATAGAAAACAACAATAGATGCTGCCTCAAAAAGATCTGTTTCAGTAGCCATTTATTTACAGTTTATTATTATCTATCGTCTTCTGAACGATGTTCTGAATAGAATACGCTAAACGCCCCCTCAGGATAACGTTTCATAAGTTTATCTACATTACCAGAAATCACTTCATCCAATGAAACCCCAAGTGCAATACAAGCCTGTGTAATATACCACATTACATCACCAAGTTCTA